CACTAACCCTAACTTCCCTGACTGGGTAAAGGTGGGTATGGCTATTGACGCTGAGGACCGCCTAAATAACTACCAAACTTCTTCCCCTTTTAGAGATTATGTGTTACAATATTACTATGATGTAAACAATCGAAGAGCAGCGGAAAACGAAGCACACACAGAGCTACAGAAGTCCTACGAACGTAAAGGCGAGTGGTTCAAATGCACACCGGAGGAGGCCAGAGTCATCGTCTCTAGAACAGCGGAAGAGTACAAATGAAAAACACTTACAACCTAGTTAGTGACATATATAAACTTGTGGAGTCCAAAGAAGTAGCAGAAGGAGTGGACATTGAAGCATGTATAGACCAGTTCGGTGAAGCCGTGAAGGTACTCATGCGTCAAGAGTTCACACAGAAGAGGGACGACTCACGTAAGCTACGTATGTCCAACATAGGGCGTGAGGATCGATTCCTGTGGAACGTGTACAACGATGTGGACAAAGGTGAAGACATACAGCCACACACGTACGTCAAGTTCCTCTACGGACACATCATTGAAGAGATGCTATTGTTCCTCACAAGAGCTGCAGGTCACGAGGTGACAGACGAGCAGAAGAAGTGTGAGGTCAACGGTATTAAAGGGTCCATGGACTGCAGGATTGACGGAGTTGTGACTGACGTGAAGTCTACGTCCACCTTTGCCTTCAAAAAGTTCAAAGAAGGCACACTGGCTTATGACGATCCTTTTGGGTACGTGGCGCAGATCAAAGGATACGCGCACTCCGAAGGCGAAACTAAGTTTGGTTGGCTGGCAATGGACAAACAAAATGGACACCTGACGTACCTGCTGTACGATACAGAGGACACTCAGGCTCCTATCCATGACCTGATTTCTTACGACATTAGGGACAGGATTGAACACATAAAAAAGATGGTAGAGCAGGAGGAGCCACCAGAGGTATGCTACGAACCTATCGCAGCTGGAAAGAGTGGCAACCAGAAACTCGCCGTAGGATGCTCCTACTGCTCTTACAAAAAGGAATGTTGGCCTTCGGTCAGAGGGTTCGCATATTCATCAGGTCCACGTTATTTAGTAGAGGTACACAATGAGCCGAAGGTCCAAGAAATCGAAGTTTCGTAGTGTTTTTGAGGAACACACAGCGGAAGTACTGAAGGGTTTTGAGTACGAACCGTTTACGATTCCTTACACAATACACAGAAACTATAGACCTGACTTCGTACACATCGCTAGTAATACACTAGTCGAATGTAAGGGTTTCTTCAGAGAAGGAGACACCAAGAAGTACAAGAGTGTCAGGGACAGTTTGGAAGAAGGTCAGACACTAGTGTTTGTACTCATGAACCCAAACAAGAAGATAAGGAAAGGAGCTACGATGACGATGGCCCAATGGTGCGACAAGGAAGGACTTGCGTGGTACACATTAGACACAGTAGAGGAGTTGATGGAAGATGTCTCTGACTATGGAAGAAATTAAGGAACGACTACTACGGGCTTACGATCCTGACGACTTTCTGGAAAGTTTAGAAATAACTTCGGAGGAACTTCTGGACAGGTTTGAAGACAAGTTAATCAATAGACTAGAGAAGTTTGCAGAGGAACTAGAGGATGAAACGGAGAACGAAGATGAGTATTGACCTAGCGACACCTGAAGAGTGGAACAAGGTCAAAACTTCTGACCCTGTGGAGCAGCCTCCGCATTACAATCAAGGTGGTATCGAGGCTATCGAAGCAATCAAAGCAAGTATGCCCAGAGAAGACTTCCACGGCTACCTAAAAGGTAACGCCATGAAGTACCTGTGGCGCTTTCATTACAAAGGCAAACCCGTAGAGGACCTTCGTAAGTGCAGGTGGTACGTAGACAGACTAATCAAGGAACTCATCTAATGAAAGTAATCGAAGGAAACTTTAATGGCAAAGACGAGAAGATACCTGTACCTAAAGTATTTGACGCAATTATGTCGGTGGAGAAACTAGAGGACTACAAAGACGCCTTTTGCATAATCAAGTCGGAGGAGTTTGTAGTAGTCTCGACAAACATTGACCCACTAGAGCTTTACTTTGTGTTGGACCAACTTAAGATGTCACTATTAACTGGAGGAGAATACGAACTATGATGAATAAGTCTTTTAGAAGCAGACCTGTTTTTTCCAATAAAAAAAGACCGGTAGGTCACATGAAGTTGCTTAAAGCCTTAGAACAAGTAAAAGAAATAGACCCTGAAAAAAACTGCTTGTGGGAAGAAAAAAACTCCTATACGTTATTTAGTGACTATGTTTTTGCTAGGACTAAAACAAGATTTAGACCAGTCGGTGTTTTAGACTGGGCACATTATACCCAAGCAACTTTAAGAGAAGCTATTTTAAACGACAATCTGGACGAATACTACAAGAAAATGCTTGAAGACGAAAGAAGTCCTACTAACGTCTGGGAAGATAAGCACAAAGAAGTAGAACTAAAAACTTACTACGCAGACAGAAAAAAGCACTACAACAAACAGCGAGGAGCATAATGGACGCATATCAAGAATACATACACAAGAGTCGCTACGCACGTTACTTACCAGAGGAGCAGCGCAGGGAGACTTGGGAAGAAACTGTAAACCGCTACTTGAACTTCTGGACTAGCAGCGAGAAGTTGTCAGCAAAGGAAGCCAAGAGTCTCTACGACGGTATCTACAATCTGGACGTAATGCCCAGCATGAGGGCACTCATGACTGCAGGAGAAGCTCTGGACAGGGACAATGTAGCTGGGTTTAACTGCTCCTATCTACCTATAGACCACCCTAAAGCCTTTGACGAGATGATGTACGTCCTCATGTGTGGCACTGGGGTTGGCTTCAGTGTGGAACGTCAGTACATCAGTAAACTACCGGAGGTTGCAGAGGAGTTCCATGACACAGATACAGTTATACACGTCGCTGACAGCAAAATTGGATGGGCTAAAGCGTACCGGGAACTTATCGCAATGCTCTTTAGTGGTCAAGTACCCAAGTGGGACGTTTCTGGAGTTAGACCTGCAGGGTCAGCCCTTAAGACCTTCGGAGGTAGAGCGTCTGGTCCAGAACCTCTTGTTGACCTCTTTAGCTTCACCGTTGACGTCTTTCGAGCATCTGCTGGACGAAAGCTTAGTTCCATCGAGTGTCACGATCTCTGCTGTAAGATTGCACAAATCGTTGTCGTTGGAGGAGTCAGACGTAGCGCCCTCATCAGTCTCAGTAATCTTACCGACGACAGGATAAGACGAGCTAAGTCAGGGCAGTGGTGGGTAGATAATCCTCAGCGTGGCTTGGCTAACAACTCAGCTTGCTACACAGAGAAGCCTGACTTTGAAGCCTTCTTAAACGAGTGGAAGTCTCTGTACGAGTCACGGTCAGGCGAAAGAGGTGTCTTCAGTCGTGTCGCAAGTCAGCGTCAGGCAGAGAAGAATGGCCGTAGAGACGCAAGTTTTGACTTCGGTACTAACCCATGCTCAGAGATTATCCTACGTCCGTACCAGTTCTGTAACCTGTCTGAAGTAGTAGTCAGAGCAGAGGACACACTGGACACGTTACGTACGAAGGTAAGGTCTGCAGCCATCCTAGGGACGCTACAGGCGACTCTGACTGACTTCAGGTACTTGCGTAAGATCTGGAAGGACAATACTGAAGAGGAAGCACTCTTGGGCGTGTCACTGACAGGCATCATGGATCATCCAGTTATGTCAGGGAGAAAGAGTCGTGCAGAACTACAGGAGTGGCTCACGGAGCTTAAGAAGGAAGCTATTAAGACTAATCGTACATGGGCTGTACGCCTTGGCATCAATGTTAGCACTGCCATTACTGCTGTTAAGCCTTCCGGTACTGTGTCTCAGTTGGTGGATAGCGCGTCTGGCATACACCCTAGATACGCGGAGCAGTACGTACGACGAGTAAGAGCAGACGCACGAGATCCCTTGTGTGCTGTCTTAGAGGCTGCTGGAGTGCCTGTGGAGATAGACGTGACTTCTCCTACTACTAAGGTCTTCTCGTTCCCCATAAAGTCTCCTAAGAAGGCTGTAGTAGCGACTGACATGGGTGCCATGGAGCAGTTGTGTCTGTGGGAGCTGTATCAGGACTACTGGTGTGAACACAAGCCTTCCATGACTTGCTACTACAGAGACGACGAGTTCCTAGAGGTGGGTCAGTGGTTGTACAACAAGTTCGACAAGGTTAGTGGCATCAGCTTCCTACCTTACTCAGAACACACGTACCAGCAAGCACCTTATGAGCCTGTGGATCTGGAGACGTACCAGAAGCTAGTCAAGGAGTTTCCAAAGACTATCGAGTGGGACATCGTTGAGGAAACAGACATGACCGAAGGATCACAACAGTTGGCCTGTGTTGGCAACAGTTGCGAGATCTAGAGTGAAACTGAAGGGGCCTTAAGTGGCCCCTTTTTGTTTTACTACTGGTTTACTGCAAATTCTTGTTCTAAAGTTTCAAAAGTTTCAGCCCCTGTTTCTCCGAAGTAAGCTGATTTAGTTGATATGAGACCTATAAGATTTAAAACGTAGTCTCTACTTTCTTTTACATTTAGTTGTTTTTTAGCTTTACTAGCTTCTGCAGCTTTTTTAACTTGAGCAAGTTTCTCAGGGTTAAGAAGCATTTGCATTAAACTACTGTCTCTTTTAGCCTCAGCCTGTCTTGTGGTTATTTTTGAACTAGCTATTGCAACTTTTGTAGTGAGGCTTGTTATACGGTCGCGTATCAAAGACACCCACTCAGGAGCAGACAGTCTTGTAGCTGCTTTCATAGCGTCTTCATTTTTCATGTCAATAGCAAAACGAGCCTCTAAATTAATTCTATTTAAAAGATCAGAAGCTTCGCTTAAATCTTTAACATCTTGCATGTAACGAGGCCCAAACCATTGATTAAATGTGTTTGCGTTATCAGCAATAAACTCTAGCATTGATTTGTCGGACTTCACAGCTTTTTCTAACAAACCTGCTCTGACACCTTGTTTTAACATTTTTGATGTTTCTGGGCTAAAGTTTTTTACATCGTCAAGATACTTAAAACTTACTTTTGGTTTTTGAAGAATGTCGTCTATAACGGCTGAAAATCGACGATTTTCTATACCTTGTATAAAACCCTCAGTTAGTTCCCTAGATTTAATATTAAAATCATTATCCAGTCTAGCCCTTAAATCCATCATATCTAAAATACCAGAACCTTGTGATTCTAATTCTCTTCTTAAATTAGGGACTGTATTAATCAGTCTTTCATTCTGTCGTAAAAATCTATCAAACTTTCTACCATCAAAAACACCGTTTTCAAAGACTCTTGCATTTTCCATCTTAAGAAGAACAGCGTCCCTTACGATAGGAACTCCTGCGTCACCTACAAAAGACAAGAAATCTCTTGCTTGTTCTGGTTTAGCCAGCCAAGTCCCTGCGTTTGTAGCAAAACGAGCAGCGTCTAGTTGTTTTAAACCTTCTTTATCTCTAGGTATTCCTAATTCTTTATAGAATTGACTATCCACGTCTCTATAAGCCTTAGAAAAACTTTCAGGCAATGTGTTTATCTCTTTTTGAAGCTGGGTTTTTAAACCATAAAGTTTGGTCTTAGAATCAGCATCTTTAGTTTTTCTTATTGCAGAGTTTAAGTTTCTTTTTAAAGAGTCTAAATCTCTTACTGAAGCAGGTTTAAATGTTTCAATAACTTTAGGTTTTTGTTTTACTCCTCCGGCAAGCAAAACAGGGCTTTCAAAAACTTCTTTTTTAGGGAACCAGTTGCTTCTAATGTTTTTAGAAAGAGCAGGCTCTACCCCAAAAAGATCTTCTAACTTCTGTACTCTAACAGCATTATAAATGTTCCTAACACTAGACGTTGGTAGCTCTACTCCGTCAGCTTCTGCTCTTCGTAAAATCTGTTCATAACGAGGCCCTAGTTTTTGCCTGACCGCCTCTTCTTGAGCTTTCATTAAGTTTCTGACAGACTCTCCCACGGCAAAAGGGTCGTTTTTAGACTCTAGTTGTCTAGCTCTCGTATCTATCTGTTTGTCTATGGCAGCTATTTTTTTATTAGCATTATTTAAACGAACGCCAGAATCGTTAGCTATTGCTCTCTTTAGCTTTAAATCTAAAACTTCACCAGCAGGGCCAAACTTCTGTTCTTTGCGTTTTTGGATAGCAGTAGCAGCGTCAGTAACGCTTTTTCTCATGTCTGCTAAAAACTCAGGCTTAGTTCGTAGAAGTCGGTCCATGTTTTTAATTACAATAGGGTTTGAAGCCAATGCGGCTGCAGGAGGAACGACTAAGCCCGGAACTTTGTCTTGTAGCTCTACTACTCTATTAATGACTAAATCAAGATCAGGCTGAGCCGCAGTGGCGTTTTGAATTATACCGTCAAGGTCGCTTTTTGCTAAAAAGTCTGATGCTTTGTCTGCAGACTCTACAATTTTTTTTCTTTCTGCTAATCCTTTACTGGCAGATTTTGTGCCTAAAGTAAACGGAGTTCTAGCGAAACCTGTTCCAGTTCCAGCTACTATCCCTCCTGCGGCTCTGAAAGCGTTTTGCGTACCTTCGTCTGCTCCTAAGTTTTTTGCAACTTCCGCAGCAGTGTCTCCACCTACTACTCCCGCAGTTGTAGCAGCAAATGTGTGTGCCAACTCAACAGCAGCACTGGGAACACCTCTAGCTCCTATAAAAGCAAGAGGTCCTTCAGAAACAGTTCCTCGTATTCCTGCCCCAACATATCTTTCAAGATTGCTTTTGGGTTTTATACCTTTATAATCAAAAAACTCTCTTTTAGCTTGATTTTTTGCTATAGCGAGGTCTGAGTCGTATAAGTCGTAGTTGTATTCTCCTGTATCTTCATTAAAATATTTTTTATCTAAACCATCAACACCAAATAAACTATCGGGTAATAGCCCAAAAACAAAATCACCAGCACCACTTTTAAGCTGATCTGTATAAAAACCTTCTTCTGTAACAGCTTTTGTAGGAGATTGTGAAGGGTTATGAACAACCACGCCTTCATTATCCATACGCTGCAGTTCAGCCGTAAGCTGCTGCATAGCTTCTGTGTCTTGAGCAGCATGTGCTTTTTTAAGACCAGACAAAAGTTGTTCTCTGCTAAATAACTCAGTCATTATGTAGGTCCTTAATTAACGAAAACGAAGAGAAGGAGGTAAGTCATTAGTTTCTTCTGCGCCTGCTTCTATTAAATATTTATTGACAACATCTACACTAATTCCAGAAGGTTCTGAAGTTTGTTCAATAGACGTTTTAGAGGGTTCATCGATGTAGTATATTTTATTAAGTTGTTTAATAACTTCTGGGTCTGAAGAGTCTTGATAGAGTTCTATAAAAGGATTAGCTATTTTTTTTACTTGGTTTTTAGAAAAAGCCTCTACTGTTTTTGCCATATCTTGGTAAAGGTCTAAAGTTTCTATGGAACTTTCTCCACTTAAGACACTTGACACCCAGTCTATAGAAGCTCTCTGTATTCCTTTACCTCGTAAAAACCTGTCGATTTCTGAGGCTGCTCTTGAGTCTGAGTTATAAAGTTCTGACACAGTTCGTTCTATGACTCTTATTTGTTCAGCAACAGGTTCTCCTTTAGCCATCCTTTCTCTAACACTATTAAGAGTAGCTATTGCTTTTTGTGCTTGATAGATAGATTGTTGGCTTTCTTTAGCTGCAGGAGTTTTATTTATAGCGTCCCTAAGTTCCGCGAGCTGCGCCACTGGCCCTAATGTTTGTACGTTAAACTTAGATAAACTTTCTGCTCTGGCTTTATGTAACTGTTGAGACTCTGGAGAATCATCTGAAAAACCACTAAGTCTAACAAGTTTGGTGAACTCTGAAGCTTCCTCTTGTTCTTCAGGTTCATATGGCCGTAAATCATTTGGATTACGTGTTTTCTGAAACTTTACTATAGATTCTCCAGTAAAGTCTTTAGTAAGAGTAGCAGTCTCTCTTAAAGAGAGCTTGTCCCCTTCGATTTCTTTTTTGAGTTCGTTTACTTGAGGGGTAATTGCAGCAGCACGTTCTCCCTGAACAGCAGCTATCCTTAGTAAGTTTCCTGCTTTAGTTCTCTGAGCCTCAGTTAGCTGCTGATTGTTCATCATTTGGGTCAAGTCAGTCATTAACAGGTTAGCAACGGCTGTTTGAGATTGCAGGGTGGTTTCTCGTTGTTTGTCTTCAATCTCTTGTTTTCTTGCTGTAGTACCAAACAGAGCAGCTTTTTCAAGCTCTCCACGTTGTTGTGCAATCTTTGCCATTGCTTGATTGTACTCAACACTACCCGGAGTCAACCCAAGAAGCATCCCTGCTTCTTCTTGTCTTTGCTGCTGCTGCTTACGCTGACCCGGAAGACCACCAATAGTAGAACCTAAATCAAACAAGCTCTGAGTCATTGCAGGTCTACCTAAGCTGGACAAAAATCCTTGTGAAAATGTAGCCATTATGTGTTCTCCTTATTAACTAAACAAGCCACCAAGTGCTGCACTAGCGATTCTGCCGCCGACACCTCCAGCAATGTTAGCTTGTCCCAAGCCAGCTTGTAGCAGTGCTTCTAAACCTGAAGTATAGGTCTGACCATAAGTTCCTGCCTGTTGTGATATAGCTTGTCTTCTTTGTTCTGCAGCAGTCATACCCGGCTGCAATGCGCCAAGCAACTGTGCCTGTGGTACGTAACCAGCAGCCATCATCCCTGACATATTTTGTAGATCTACTCCCTGCAACTGTCTAGGAGTCATTCTGGCTTGAGTTCCCATACCAAACATACCGGAAGCAAGACCTTGTAAATTAGCAGCCCTTTGAAGAGCTAATTGTTGTTCAGCGCCTGACTGCTGCATAGCCATAAGAGACGCTTGGTTTTGAGCCTCTGCTTGAGCTTTAGCTCTTGCGAGCTGCTCAGGAGTACCCCCAAATTGAGCCGTACGTACACCTGAACGTCCTTGGGCCGCTAAACGCTGTTCTAAAGCTAAACGCTGACGTTCTTCTTCAGGAGACTGTAAAGCCCTAAGCTGTCCGTAGACTTGTTCTTCTCTAGCTGCTCTGTCCATTGCCCCAGCATCCATAGCAGCTTGCTGTGCTTGCGTAAGCAAACCACCAACACCACCGTATGCTTGTTCAGCTAGTTCTTCGTATCTAGGATCATAAGGGGCAGCGGCTTGTTGTGCTAACTGGCTTGCACCACCAAACAAAGTTTGTTGCATGGCTTGTTCTTCAGGAGAAGTAGCTAGTTGGTAAGTCATCTGACCCGTATCAGGATCTCGTGTCATGCCAAACTGACCTCCAGTAGCAGAAGTCACAGTGTACGGCTGAAACTCCAACATACCACGGAGTTCTTGAGCTAAACCTTCTTCTCCTGCTAATCCTTCAAAAGCACGTTCTCCAATCTTTCCTACATCGCTATAAGCATCTGTAGCGAACCCTAAACCAGCAGTTCCTAAACCTAAAGCAGCAGCGGTGTTAAGCGGAGAAGACCCTTCGCCTCCAAGATTTTTTAAAAAGTCTGTAATATCTTCCAAAGTCATTAGTAGGTTCCTCCGCTAATCGTTCCCGTTGACAACGTACCTGTGAAAGTCAGGGCCGGTATCGTGACAGTCCCTGTGAACGTAGGTCCAGCAGTATCTGCCTTTGTAGCTATTGCGGTTGCAATGTTGTCAAACTCAGTTTCAAACTCAGTTCCCTGAACAACCTTGTTAGGGTCACCTGCAGACAAAGTGTCCTTTGCAGCAAAGTCCGTTACTTTAGTATAATTACTCATATTGTTTTACCTACTAGTGCAAGTACATTGATTTCTTGTATTGACAGTTCGTTACCATTGATGCTTGTTTCCATGCCTATGCTCAAGGTTCCTCCACTGCCGTTAGTGTTTACAGCGTCTTTAGACGTCAAGATACCGTCAGAATACTGACCTACGGTGTACTCGTCTATGCCAAACTCTGCTTTTGCTTGGTCCTTCAACGTGATAACACTTGTGTTGTACGAAGAACCAAAGTCGTAGTCCCACTTTAGTAGTACATCAAGCCCACTACCACCTACTATCGTCGGTCTAATCTTCTTGAGAAACTTAAGTTTAGAAGGATCGCCAAAGGACAACTCAGGGCTGAAGTACGTAAAACTGTAGGAACTACCGTTGTCTTGGAAACCCGTGTACTGCCCTATGCCCTGTGCGCTTCCTATGAGTAAGTCTCCACTGTCCTTGCGTTCATAACAAGTGAAACTAGTTCCGGGCCAGCGTGTAACTCTGTATGACCCGTTTTCTAAAGTTC